CGTCAAGGTGTACGGTCGCAACCTTGAGATGCAGGAAATAGAGACATTGTTCTGCCGCTACAAAAAGTGGGCACGCGGCACGTACAAGGTAGGCGACGACAAGGTGGAAGCGTTCCACGACCTCCGTAACCACGGACGGGATTCCAGAATAGCCCGCGCAATGTTCAAAGCAGGAGAGTTTGATGATTATACAGGTTAGAGGCAACCACGGTTCCGGCAAGTCAACTGCAATCCGTGGTGTGATGAGCCACTTCGGCGGTGAGCTGCGTCGTCTAACGACGGGCGACCCCATCATGGCGACTGGCCCCAAAGAGGTCATCGGCATTGAGTGCGCTGCAACCGCGCAAGGCAAGCCTATCTACATCGTGGGCACCTACGACCGTCCCACAGGCGGTTGCGATGCAGTCAAGACGCAGGACTACATCACTCAACGGGTTCAGCGGTATCACGATGCCGGCTACCACGTGTTGTTCGAGGGCATCCTAGCCTCCATCACGTTCCAGCGCTGGGCAGACATGGCCGACTATGTCGGCAAAGAGAACATGGTGTTCGCCTTCCTCTCCACCTCACGTGAGCAGTCCTTCGCCAACATAGCTGAACGTCGCAAGTCATCGAAGGTCGTGCGCGGCCCCTTCAAAGAGGACTTGTTCGACAAGAAGGTGCAGATGCTGCGGCGTTGCCGGGAACGCTACCTGGACGGCGGCTACAGAGTGCTGGATTGCACCTTCGGTGAGGCTAGTAGGCTGTTGGTTGAGACCTTAGAAAGAGGCTAAACAGCCATACGCATCGAATGGGGCTGTAAATGGCCTCGGACGATAAGGTAGAACTGGCGCGGCGTCTATACGTAGAGCAAGGGCGGGCAATCCCCGACATTGCTGTCTCGTTGGACGCCGCCATTTTTGTTCTACAAGCGCACTGCACGAAAGACGATTGGGCCTCCCAGCGTCAACAGTTTTTAGCGCGCAAGAAGACAGTAGACGCTAATGACGTGCTGGCACAGCACAGTGAGAAGGCGCGCAAACTTCAGCTTATGATTGATGAAATGGTCGTACAGCTGGAAGACAAGACCCTGTCCAGGGGCGAACGCGCTGAAATCAAGGACCGTGTTGAGACGCTCAAGATGGTCGCTGAGATGCAAGATATCGCCATTGATATCGCACGCAAGGTTCACGGCATCAAGTCCACCGCGCCATCGGCCCAGCCCGATGCAGGCGAAGAAGTGGGCATAAGGTATATTGTACGTCGTGAGAGGGCGGTAAAGCAGGCCCTCGGCTAACCCATGGCAGTCCTAGACACTGAAATCCTACCCTGGCAGTATGAGTTTCTGGAGTGCGATGACGACATTGCTTGCGTTGTCGGCGGTTTCGCATGCGGCAAGTCGTTCATTGCAGCCAACTGGTTCGCAGACCGTTGTCTCATGTACCCGGAGGGAACCCACTGTATTGCGGCTAAGGACCTACCTCAGGCAAAGCGGGGTCCAATCGCTACCCTCAAAGGTGTCTTAGACCAAAGGAATGTGGAATATTCCTATAACCAATCCACTGGTGAAATTACGCTATCCAACGGCTGCCGCATCAAGATTCTGTCCGCGCAAAACTACCTAGGCTTCCGCGCACTTGAAGCTGATACCATCTGGTGCGATGAAATTGCAGACTGGGGACCTAGCGCAGACATTGCTTTCACGCGCTATCTAGCGCCTCGTCTGCGTTACAGCCCGAACGGGAAACAGTACGCCAAGTATGGGATGAAGCCGCAACTCCGCATCACCACGAACCCCTCCGCCATTGGGTCGTGGCTTTATGAACTCATCGTGGAGCGCGGTTATTGCAAGTGCTGGAACGTGTCCCTGCGTGAAAACTACCTCATGCCTGAGCTGGAAAACTACATCGACCGCCAGGAGCGTTCGATGTCCCCCGACTTGTGGCCCTATCTCATCGACGGTAACTGGGGAAGCACGACGGTCGGAACCGTGTATAAGGGTTTCAGCCGAAACATCTGTTGCGTTGAGCCTCCTGCACCTCTGCCGCCGTTAGCCATCGACCCCAACAAACCGTTGCTATGGTCGTTGGACTTCAACGTAGGTCTGATGTGTTCGGTCGTGGGCCAGATGCATCAACAGCAGCGCATCGTGAAGGCGGGGGCCAACTACGCCCCGCATCTTCAACAGCTGCCGGGCATGTCGAAAGTCCACCACCTGCAAGATTCAACTACGCTGCTGGCCCCGGACTACCAGCACGCACTTCTCTATATCCTGAAGGAGTTTCGCCTAGCAAACGCAGGTGCTCCTGACGTTGCGGACGCATTCATCAAGGAGTTTGGCGCACTCGCCAAGCGCACAGGAGTCATCCTCTATGGTGACGCCTCCGGTGGCGCTCGTTCGCAGTCTATGTCGTCAACCTCCGCTGCACGCTCCAACTGGGCTATCATCGTCCAGGCGTTGCAGCGTGAAGGCATCCGGGTAGAGTTTCGCGTCCAGACCCAGAACCCATCGGTCATGGACCGCGTGAACGAAGTCAAGGCGCAGATTTTCACGAAGGACGGCAAGGGCCTCTTCATCGACGCTAAACAGGCACCGTATTTGGTAACGGACCTGGAAGCAGTGCGATGGAAAGAAGGCACGAACGACATCGACAAAGAAGATGATAAGATGACCCACTTGTCTGACGCATTGGGTTATTTGATTTGGGTGGAGCGCACCTTGTCCAAGCGTCAGCCCGTTGAGTTCAGGCGTTCATTGGAGTAGAAGTGAGTTTTCAAGACCTCGCAAACCGGATTGATTACCCGAAGGGTACGACCGAACGGTTCAAGCGGCTAAACGCCCTTGAGCGTCTGTTAGACGGCACTATCTACGACGTACTGCCGTACCCGTTCGACAAAGAGGAGAACGGGCCGGGCAATTACATTGAGCTGACGGAACGTCGCCCAAGCGTCAAGTATCAGCTGCCGAAGATTATCGTTGACCACACCTCTGCGCTCACGTTCGGTGAGGCGCATTCTCCTGCCGTTCGCATCAGCGAGCAGGCTGAGGATACTGACCCGGAGGAGTTGGCCGACAAGCACGAGCAGTTTGAGCGTATCGTTGAGGCGCTGGAACTGGACGCCATCATGCTGGAAGCCATGCAGAAGGGTGCCGTTGGCTCGGTGGCCTGCATCCTGCGTGTCCTCCCAGACAAGATGCCGTGGATAGACATTGTCGAGGGCAAATACTGCACCCCGAAGTTTGACCCACGCGACCCGCGCAAGCTGGTCCAGATGGACCAAGTTTACTCGGTCACGGCTGAGGACTTGCGACTTGCAGGGTACGAAGGCAAGTACGACGACACCAAGCTGTACTACCTCAAGGTCACGTACACTAAGGAACGTGTGTTGGCTTCGCTCCCATTGCGTGAGGACAAGTACCTCAGGCTGGGCGAGAAGGTCGTCAACGAGGAAACGGGCCGTGAAGAAGTCGTGCGCTGGGAGAAGGACGAGGAGCGCAGCTACACCAACCCGCTAGGCTTCATCAACGTGGTTTGGCTGAAGAATCTGCCGAACCGCAACAGCCTGGACGGTGAGTGTACCTTTGAGGCCGTGTCCGATATGGTCATTGAGATTTCATACCTGATGTCCCAGATTGGGCGCGGCTACCGTTACACGGCTGACCCGCTCATGGTGGAGAAGAATAGCCCGCTCAGTACGACTATCCCTATCATGGGTTCGGACCCTGCAAATGAGACCAAGGTCGTCAAGAGCCCAGCCCGCATGATGAAGGTGGACGGCGATATGTCCGTGCTTGAAATCAGCGGTGAGGGTCTGCGCGGTGCAGGCGAGCATGTCAAGCAACTGCGCGAGTACGCCATGGAGATTCTCAGCGGCATGAAAGCTGATAGCGAGAATAGCCGTGGACCGCAATCGGGCACTGCACTTCATATGCTGCATCAGGCGCTGGTGTGGCTTGTCGAACGGTTCCGCACATCCTACGGCGTGCGCGGCTACCTTGAGTTGCTTCGCATGGTCCTCCGTGGACTGTCGGACGGCTCCATTCAGATTCCTAACGTGGACGCCTCCTTGTTGGATGCGGACACACCGCTGCGTCTTGTTTGGCCGCAGTGGAGCACTCCGTCTGGCGCAGACATGCTCTCTGAGCTGCAAGCGTTGGCGACGGCGGCTGGAAGCACCCCGCAATTCCCTGTTCCGATTCTCCCAATCAGCGTTATCGCCCAGAAGGCGGCAAGCGTTGTCGGCATCAGCGACCAGAACCGCATTGCGGCTGAACTGGCCTCTGAGCACAAGGAGAACCCGCCCCTGACTGCACGTGAAGCTCACGAAGCAGACCAGAAGCAGAAGGAGCAGGAAATGAAGCACAAACACGAGTTAGACAAGCAAAAGACTTCTGCCGACATTGAGAACCAGAAAACTATCACTGCCGGCAAGGTTAAAGACAACTCAACGGTAGCTGCGGCGAAGGCGAAAGCGCACGCAACAGCGAAAACTACTTCATAACTTCCCTAAGGAGAATTGGGTACTAAATGACCCCTGAAGAGCAAGCAGCAGCTGACGCCAAAGCGTCTGCCGACAAAGCCGCAGCGGATGCAGCAGCAGCTGAGGCCGCAAACAAGAACAAACCGGATGACGAGAAGTTCAGCCGGGAGTACGTTGAGCGCCTCCGCAACGAAGCCAAGGCTGCAAAGGACCGCGCCAAGGCGCTAGAGGACGCAGCCGCCCAGCGCGAAGCTGACGAGGCCAAAGCCAAAGACGACCAGAAAAAGGTCGCTGAACTGGCCGAGAAGCGTGCGAAGGAAGCTGAGAAGAAGCTGGCGGACGCTACGGCCAACACTAACCAGCGCCTCATCCGCGCTGAACTCCGGTCGCTGGCCCGTGAAGCGGGTATCCTCGACATCGATGACATCAAGCTGCTTGACGTGAAAGACGTCACGGTTGATGACGACGGTGAAGTC